GTAAATCATTAAAATTATCTACATTAGTTATTACACCATTACTATTAAAAGACACAACAAAGAAAGGACCATCTGCAATCATATCATCTGGTGCGGTTGAATTTGGTGAGTAAACCGTTGTTCCACTCCAATTAACAGTAGGGTATGAACCATTAAAATTATAATATAATTGTGTACCTACATTTATTCCTTGAGTTGAATAGTAATTGTAATTTTGACCCCCCATTTGGAATGTTGGATTAGGATTTACAATTGCTTCTGTAAAGTCACATTTAACCTCGTTTATTGATTTTTCAGCCCAGTTCACATTTCCACCGCAAATGTTAGCTTGATACCACAAATTAACAACCGCATCTGGATTTCCGCTAGGTGCTGGGGTTAACGTTGGTGTAACTGTTGGTGTTAATGTTACCGCTGGTGTTACCTCAACAGCTGTTGCACTTATAAAACAATCAGGTGTTACGGTTGGTGTGATAGTTGGTGTTAACGTAGGTGTAGACGTCACAGTAACTGTTGGCGTCAATGATTGTGTAACAGTAACTGTTGGTGTCAATGTTAAAGTTGATGTTGGTGTTACCGTTGGTGTACTTGTTACTGTGACAGTCGGCGTTAATGTCGGTGTTAATGTCGGTGTAACGGATTGAGTTGGTGTGATAGACTGAGTTGGAGTAATTGTATATGTTGGTGTAACCGATTTAGTTGGGGTTACAGTATATGTTGGTGTAGGGGTAACAATGTTACCAGCAACATCACAATTAACAATTGGGTTTACTGAACAAACTGTTGCTCCACTATAAATAAATTCTCTATTCTCGTTTACTTCTGGAACAGCACAATCAACATCATATGGATAATTACCAGTACCATTATATGTACCGCTATTAGTTGGATCAACATAATAATGATCCAATGACATATCCATATTTTCAAATGTCTGATGTGTATGTTCTAATAATAATTGATGCGACGCATTACCGTTAAATAAAATTAACGGAGATGTATTATATGGTAATGTGCTACCAGTACAATTTAAATGATAGAACAATTCTCTTGAACAATAATCTAAATTAACCGCTTTTACTTCAATAGGGAAACCTAATTGATTTATTAAGAAATCACCACTTTCATAATAATCTTCAGGATAATCACAACACGGTTCAATAGGGTCTTCTGGTCTAACAAATAACTGCTCTGGATATTTTTCCATAAATGTATATGGAATTTCCTCATTTAATACACTTCTCTTTGTATAAACTCTAAGTTTTGTTGTTGGTAAAACTTGGAAAGTATGAGCACTACCATTAGCTGTTGTACCAGTTATATAGTCACTTTTAATTGATGATAAACAATCTTTGTTTGTTACTTGTAAGTAATGGTACGCATAGTTAAATGAATACCCATTTGCGTCTACATTTTTAAATGCACTACTTGGGTATGGGCAATCAACATATTGTGCCGATAAAACATAATCACCAACACTAATATTAGAAACACTAACACCACTAATAGTACCAGCTGTTATTCCTGATTGAATATTTTGCCAAGAAGAAATGTTAACAGACGCGTTAGCTAATTTTAATACATATGAATCATGTTTTAAACCATAGTTAAAACTTGATCTATATTGTAATTTTGGATGTATTGTATAACCAGTATAATTGTCACAGAATGTTATTCCGGTCTGTGCTTCAATTGTACAAGTCTTTGTTGTTATTTCTTTGTAAGAACTAATTGTATATGATTGTTGATGAGACTTATTAAATGGATCGTGTTCAACTTTTAATTGTAATCCATCAATACGTACTTTTTGTTCACAGTTAGCTGCGTCAGTAAAAAGTAAATCTATTTGGTCATCTTCATAAACATCACTTAATCTGTATGTACAATAATTTGTCACACCAGATTGTGTGTAAGTAATATAATTTAATGCCGGTCTATTTGGTTGTGTTTGATATGATGGACTACATTCGTAATGAACATCATATGGCCAGTTACTTAATGACTTTTCATTACCAGTTCCACCAGTAACAGTAAAGTAAACATCCGCTTTTAATTTACAATTTTCTGTTTCTGCATCAAAAATATCACATTCAGTAAATCCGGTCACAAACATTGAGCATGTTTGTTGTGGATACGCATATTCGCCAGCAAAATAATAATCAAGATATTCTTTTACGGTACATTCATCTGTATCATATTTGTAAGATGTAAATTTAATCTTTTCTACACCATCAGAATCTTTGAATATCTCATATGATATTTTAGGTTTTGGATTGGTTTGTGCGGTATTTTTTGTTCCTGGTGCATTTAGATATGGAGCATAATTAACATAACCAGGGTAATGTCTTGTTTCATCATCGTTAATATCATTTATTAATGATATTAATGCATTTTTCCAAAGAAGTTCAATATTAGCAATATCTAAATGATCATCAATATGATCTTTATAATCACATACTAATGGTAAATTGTATGAACCATCGGTTATATTTGTACAATTAGATGTAACATCAAACGTCGCATCAAAAAGATCGTTAGCTGTTAGCGTTAATTTTTTACTGTATTGAACTCCATCAATATCAATTATTAAATTATATGTTGCACCAGTAACTGTAATTAATCCACGCAATGCATCTCCACCACCAAGATATGTTTCCCAGTCTTCTTTTAAAATCGTTTCAAAATCTGGATACAATACTTCTGTAATTTCAAGTGGTTGACATCCCTCGACGTAATCATACTTTGGTCTACCAAAAACAGAATTCTCAATTAAATTACCGCCTAACCATAAAGTTGTTGCAGGAACAATTTGTTCTAAAATGTTTGTCCAATATGGACTCATTTTATTTACAAACGTTGCAACATCAATCATATCATATGGTGTATATCCAGATAATTTTAATTGATTTATATAATCCTGATAAACATCTTCTAGTTGAATGTAGTTTTTTCTATATCTTATAACATGTGAGTTTGTTACTTGACTACTTACAACGTTTTCTAAAAATTCAGCAAAACTTGTGTTTACTTGTGGCTCTAAACTATTTGTACCAAAAGTAACAACCAAGTCTCTAGATTTTCTCCAAATATCATAATTGATACCATTTGCTGGAGAAATAAAGATGTTAATATTTTTTCTATTAAGTGTTAAACTTTCTAAACCTAAATCATCTATAATATTTCCTTTAACGTTATCAATTTCACTTGTTAAGTTAAATCCATAATCTAGACCAGGAAGTTTTCTAAAAATATCAAAATAATCTTCACCATATGTGTATGGCTTGGATTTTGTTTTTAATGTTTTGGTTCTTCCAGATAATACAGACAATTCTGTATCCATAATATCCGAAGATCTATGTTGCAATGTAATATCATTCCATCCGGCACCTAATTGGAAAAACACATTTGGATTTGTGGTTGGTGCTGCTGGTAAATAAGTGCTACCTGTTTGTATTGGATAATCAGTTATTTGAGATACTGTTGTTGCCCCGGTTAATGTTGTTCCTGTATAGGTATAAGTTGTACCAGTGTTAAATGCTAAAACAGTTGTTGTTTTAACGCCATTAATCACATCAAAAATATCGTCATCAACAATATCTCTTGGTAATGCACTTTCTACCTTATAAACAAATTCATCTATTTTAATTAATGGTTCTGGAGCACCTATGAATCTTAAAAAGAATTCAATACTGCTTCTAGTACCTTTTGATTTATAAATGAATGATAAGTTAACTAATAATCTTCTATAAAATTCTAATTCAGCTTCTACTAAATTTTTACCAGTAGAAACACCTTCATAGACTTGTCTTTGTGAATTGTAAATTTGTTCTTCTAATGTTGTTTCATCAAACAAGTTAATACTTTCTAATCCTAACGTGCTTGTTAAATTCTTAAGAAAAACATCTGGTATGTTATTTAAAGCATCATATGAGACATTTCTCATATATGCTATATTATCAATAAAATCTTTTACCTTGTCAAAACTTTGGCCATACAATTGAAATATTTTATCAATTTTTTGGTCTTCTGTATCAAATTCAAATAATTGAGGTGCAGTTAAAAATCTAGTGACTAAGTTTGATTTATAATCATCTATTTCAGTTGCTAAATCATTTAGTTGTTGAGCATAGTTTTCAAACTCACTTCCTACTATTTTAATATTCCACTTGTCAAATGAAACAGGCCAATTTACCAATACCGAAATTAATTCTGTTTTTGTTTCATCTAAACTGGTTTCAGGTACTCTGAAAGATGTTTGATAAATTGGGAACGATTCTCTATTTAATAGAGATGCTTCTAATTCATCAAGCCCAAGAAAAAACTCTTCTACTACAGCATTGGTTGGTCTAATTAAATAACTTTGTGAATATGTTACGCTATTGAATGGTTTACCATCAACTTCTAATGTAATTACATTGTTATCATCTGGTTCAGTATAAGATATTACACCATATGTGTTTCCACTTATTTCAAGTGCATACTTACTAAAAGAAGAATAGAATTTTCTATTTTCGTTGTCACTACTTACAATAACACCATTTGATGGTTCCTTTAACTCAATATCAAATGGATTATAAATTTTTGAAGACTGTAATGTAAATGATGTTATGTTTGTTTTTACATCATAACTAACATTTTCTGCTGTATATTGATTTATACCAGAGATTGAATCCGCATCAACATATAAACCAGAAGGAAAATATTTTGCAATTCTTTCAATAGAAACACGAATTCTTTCTCTTAGTGAACCAAATAAAGATTTAGATGCTTCAGTTTTAGATTTATTAAATCTAATTGGTCTTTTTTCACCATTAGATTGTTTAATCGTTGTTGGAACATTATTCTCAATCTTAAGATCATCAAGAGTTAGAAAATCAGAAAAAGGAACACTTCTAAAATTTTTACTATCTTTTTCTGGGATTACCTTATCTAGAGCAAAGTTGGCATTGGTCAATTGACTAGTACCGTC